GCAGCGTCAAATAATGACCAAACGCAAGAGCTGTATCACTCATTAGAGACCAATCCTCCGGCGCTGTGACGTGTTCTGCCTAAGAGTAGTCAAAGCCCGCTGCTCACCTTGCGTTGCACCCTGCGCTGCAGCCTGCTGCATCCCACGCTGAAACTGGTCAGCCGTCACATAGTCAACGCTGTTAATACGTTCGACGGTATAGCGAACGTCGATTGGTGCGGCAACTGCTATTCCGCCACTATCTCCGTTAGTGCCGCCAGCACCGTTTCTAGAAATGACGGAGCTACCACGAGCGCCGCGTGAATAACGCGCCATGCTTTCACGCATCTTGCTCTCAGGGATAACGTATTCAGGCTCACCACCTTCACCGACTAAAGCGCGTGTCGGACCAGAGACATAGCCGCCTTCTGCATACTGTCGAATTCCAAAGTTTGGGCCAAAGGTTCCAAACCCTTGCCCCATTTTATTTTCAACAATGCCCGTACCACCCATGCCGATAGAGCCCATGTCAGCCATTTGGCCGACTTGTGCTTCACCGGAACCCATTGAAGGCAAACCAACACCTAGCGCTTTCATGATCGTGCCGTACAAAATCATTGCCAGTTGCTGCGCAATAATCTGTGCCGCCATATCGAGAAAGTGCTCAGCGACGGACGCCATCATGTCCGCTAATGCTTCCTCAGCACTCTTGCTGCCAGTAATAACAGCTTTGAAAGAGTTGCTGAATGCGTTGCCGATTGCTGTAGCGCCAGCTGCAACTTGGTTTTGGACTTTGAGCAGTTCCTCTAACTGCTTTTGCATTTGAAAACCAGGGTCAGCTTCACGGCGTTTTCTCTCCGCCTCTTCTAACTTTTTCCTGTGGTCCTCAGCTTTTTTATTAGCTTTATCCTGCAATTTTATCTGCTCATTCCGATAATCAATGAGGTCCTGCTCAAATCCAGCAGCCGCTTTGAGTAACTGGATTTTTTCTTCATTGGCCCCCAAATCTTGGTCAAGAATCTGTTGCTTTTCAATCTGGTATTCAAGGTTTATCTTTTCAAGTTCACTTAAAGGCTTTACACTTGCAAAAAGTTTTTCGTTAAGTGCTAATAATTCTTTTGATGCGTCAACACTCTCTCCGCCTGCACCTCCTGTCCCTCCTAGGAGACCAGGAACTGTCATGTCAGAAGCTTGCGGTGCATTTAGCTGGTCGAGCCCGAACCCTTCTTCTCTTAGACGCCTTCTCTCCGCCCTCAACTGTGCTCGCTGCTGACCACCAAGTCTGCCGCCGCCAGCAGCAGGAAGGCCAAGGTTTTGGCGAGCCTGCTTGTCGATAGCTGAATTGCGGGCCATTTGCCCAAACAAATTATTGATTTGGTTGGTAATAGTTGTCAGGAAGTCGATAATCCCCTTGAAAATAGGAGCTAAGAATGTGCCGATGTTTTGCCCGAATCGCTGCAAAGCATCTTGGAGCGTAGAAAGCTTTCCAAATAAAGTATCTGATTGCGCGATCGCGCCTTCTGCGTATTTGCCGCCTGTGCTCGTAAGCTTCACTAAGGCAAGATTTACCGCTTCAGAGCTAAACCTGCCCTTTTCAAGTGCTTTTCTAAATTCATCCCCAGTCAAGCCATACATCTTCTGCAGTTCGTCCTGCAGGTTGATTCCGCGTTCTTGGAGCTGCAAAAGCTCCTCGCCTTGCAATCTTCCTTTCGCCTGGATCTGACCGAACGCCGTTGCAATGCCACCTAAGTCAGCACCAGTCGCGCCAGCTACGTCAGCTAGCCGTTTTGTTACATCGACAATCTTCTCGGTCTCAAAGCCAAAAGCCTTCAACCGTTTCGCAGTCTCAATTAGTTCCGAGCTAGTAAACGGCGTTACTGCGCCAAAGGCTTGCAGCTCCCCGATGATCCGCTTTGCATCATCTAGAGAGCCCGTTAAAACCTTCAAGCTCCTAGTTGCTTTTTCTAATTCGCCAGCCTGGGTAAACGCAAACCTAAGACCGGCTAATGCTCCAGCCGCAGCAGCCGCAATCGCAGCCGCCTTACCAAAACCGCCGAAACTCTTTGCCGCGTTCTTAGCCTTAGCAGCGATAGCGCTTAGCCCAGCAGAGGCTTTGCTCTTTAGGCGATCAAACTTCCTCCCTACGCCTTCAACAGCTCTTTGGAGCTTTTGTATCGCCGCTTCTGCTTTCTTGCTAGCGCCTGCAATCGCACGGACTTTGCCGCTGACCGCATCCTGCAGCTTGATTAGGAGGGTTACGTCCTTTGCCACGGCTGCCTAGCAATAAGTCAATACTACCGCCGCCTTTGCTTTGCGCGCTGCATTGCCTTTTCTTCCTTCTCTCCCTTCACTTCAAAGTAAGCAGCAAAATGCACAAGCTCCGCATCTGTTAGCTCGTTGCGAAGCCTGCTGACAGTCATGCCGAGTTCGCAGGCCAGAAAAAACTCAAAGTAAAGCCAGCTGTCCTGCGTTATTCGTTTTTTGCTTCTTCAAGGTCAGCCTCTTCACCGACACCAAACAAAAACAGCTCAAGCTCGTTAAGCACAGACTCAGGGAGCTGTCGTTGGAGCTTTGCAGCATCAGCAGGGGCGAAAGCTTTCGTGCCATCTTCAAGCTCGGCCATGCGGCACAGCATCTGCGTACTGATGTCTAGTGCCTCATTAGACCCAGCTAGGCTAGACGCTTTCTTGCGGTCTGCGCGGGTGATTGGCTTGAAAAATAGATCGACGATGACCTCGCCGTTATCGTTCTTCAACTCAAACTTACGGCGCTGGTTAAGGTCAAAAGCCTCAACCAGCAAATCAATCGTGCGAGCGTTAGCAGGCATTCAGTAGTTTGAACGAATCATTCAAACTATAGCCTTATCACTCAAGGTTAGAAGTAATCGTGCCGGAGGTCACAAAATCGCAAGATGCAACTACAAGTTCACCAACCGTTGAGGTGATCTCCATGCTGGTGATGATGCCATTGAATGACACGCTATCAGTGCCAGACGTGGTGCCTGTAGTAAACAGCTCAAAGCTTGCATCTACAGCGTCATTCGTTTTGATGACATCTTCAATGATCTCAGGCTGGTTGGTCGCGTCGGGATCGTAAACGATCTCAATCGTGCCAGAACCAGAAATCAAGCCACCGATGAAATTGCGGAATGTATCACCGTGGTCGGTGGTTTCGTAAGTTTCCTTGGTGATTGTCAAGCTCCAGCTGCGGGTGCCGACAACAGTTGCGAGGGTGCCAGAGCCAGTTTCAAACTGGACTGCGCCTTGTTCGCCTCGAAGGGTTGCCATGGTCAGAGTTCCTCGATGAATTCAAAGGTCACACGGACCTGGGTTTGGAAATAACCCTCGGGACTTGGCGAAGCCAAAGCCTCTGGGCCAATAGGAGCGTCGAAGAAGACCCCCGACACGATAACTCGATTATACAAATCCCGAATGCGTTTACCAATGACAAGGTTCGCTCCAGGACCAGCGCCTTTAGGGGTAAAAATGTTGATCAGGGTTAGTCCGACGATCCGGTTGTAGCCGCTAGTGGTTAGTCCATGCCCTAGATATTCGTTTGTACCGAAAGCTGTCAGGCATTGCACCCAAGAGCTATTCGGCGTTGGCTCGTAAGCCATGTTGTTAAACACCACCGGCAGCACAGGGCTGTTAGCAAGCTCGGTAGCAAGTCGCCCTTCGATTGTCGATCGGATCGCGTTGAGATCAGCAGCAGCCATTATCTGCGTCTCCGCTTAACACTTTTGATGATCTTAGGCAGGTCTCGCTCCATTACTTCTTCAAGGATGGATTCGTGGTAGTTCTGCTTTGTGCCTTGCTTTGTGCGGAACTTGCCGCCCCATGATGGAGGCAAGGTGTCTTTTTCTCCCGTGATCACAGGTGCTGCATAGTCGAGGTTGTTGAACACCCTCCCTTGACTTGAGCTGTCCATGGTCTTTTGCCATCTGCCGATCAACACCCCAGTGTCAACAGGCGTACCAATGCCACCATTTGAAGCCGCTTCGTAAAGCTTGAGTTTTGAGTGGAGCGTATCAGTTGCTTGCTTGACGATCTCTTCGCCAAAACCATCGAGGCCAAAGTCAATCTTGCCGACGCGTGCCATCGTTACGCCCTCAAAATCAGCTCATATGTGATCGCGGTGTTGTCTTGGTCGACCGTCTGCACCTCGACGATCTGATGGACGACAGAACTGATGACTACACGGTCCTTAGTCTCCGGAGCAGTAGCAAGCTCTTTCGCTGCAACGATCAGACGTTTGTCGCTCGCCTGCACAAGATCATTGACCTCGTTTTGCCGTATAGCCTGCACAACACCCTTGGTCGCTGTGTCGCTAGTCGTTTCAGTGATTGTTCCGTCTGATGTGTCGTAGCTACCAGCCGTCACATAGCGGATCGTTACGTCAGCCCCTAAAGAGTCGATGACGTTGCCTGCAACCTTTTCTAGCGATTGCGCGAGGCCCATCAGGCTTCGTAAGCGACGACGGTGCCGCTAGTCAGCGTAATGCTCGTTACTTCTAATCCTTCGATGCAAGCAGAGGTGTTGATATTGATTCCTTCGATCGTCGAGGAGCCATTCTCAGTAATCGCAGACGAGGTCATCGACGCAATTACGGAATCTTCAAGCGCCATAATTTTCACGAACCGACCAGTCTGAGCTGCGGTATTCGTGATGATCGTCGCTTTCGTAGGCGCGTACCCGTAACCCATGATCAGCTCCTGCGGATAGCAACGTTACCTGGTCCGCTAATTCTAAGACCTGTCAAGTACCTTTCAAACATCGGCGGCACATGATCTGCGCCAACTGATCCGGTCTTGTCTGGAGTCACATCGATGCTGCCGATCTTGACGTTCTTGTAATCATTCAGGCCACTAAGGCTAATGCCGTCTTCATTGTTGTGCAGATAGACGGCAAGCTCGATCTGAGCACGCTTGATCTGATCAGGGATCTCCTCATCAGTGAAGTAATCCTCAGAGATTCGGAAAGGAAAGCCTGTGGCGTACGTGTTGACGTAGGTATCGGGCTTTCGCACGCCAGTACGCGGCCATTGCAGAGCCTGTGTATCTGTTGCTCTAGCACCAATAAATCTTTCACGGTCAAGGCGTTGCGTAGCTGCTGCCAGCGCCCTGTTCCGGCTGTCATCAGTGCCAGTGCTCCACTTACTGACATCCGTGCTGTTGATCATCGCCTCGACGTAGGCGTCAGCTTGAGCCAGCGTTATGTAGCTGTTGGCGCTTGCGTCGCCCGCTGTTGCGTCGATTGTTACTGCCATCGGGCGTCACAGTAGAAGTCTTTTTGGTCGGCTTTTCAGAAACAGAGGCTGCCGCTTTAGCAGCAGCCTCACGTTCCTTCATCCGCCTAAAGGCGAAAAGACCCATCAGGAGCTAGCGCCCTTCAGAGCCACGAAGTTGAGGACGATCGCCTCAGACAGAGAACCGGCAGAAACATTTGCCACGGTGATCGCAAACGATCCAGCAGCAAGAGTGTTTGCCTGCACCAGATAAGAACCTGCGGTTCCACCTGAAGCGTGATTCACAACCACCACATCAGTGGCAGAAACTTCGCTGTTAGTCACGGTGAAAGACACCTCAGCGGCAGCAGCCAGTGCAGCGTCGTTCATCGTGATCACGCCGGATGCCGCGTTAGCAGTCACGCCGGTGCTTTTGTTGGTTGCCTGAGTAACAGACGTACCAACGGTCGGGCCTACAAGCTTGCCCGCTGTTGCCTCAAAAATAGATGCCATGGTGATTACCTCCTATCAGTCAAGGTTGCTGGTGTTGGTAATCCGCACGATGCCAATGTTGTTGGTTTCGTACACCTTGGTCCAGTTACCCACAGTTTCCAGTTGTGCCCGAGTCGGGTTGGAAACAGACGTGGAGAACTTGGAGCCGATCGGGTGATACACATAGTGCAGATCGATCGACATAGCATCGCTCTTAGCGAGGATGTCGCGGTCGGTCTCAGTCTGGAGACCAAGCTGCTCGCCAGAGCCAACAGCACCCTGCGTAAACAGGTAAGTGGCGTACTCGGTAGAAGAACCGGAGCCAGTGGTTTGAACGTCAGCGCTGACAATCACGCGAAGACCCATGAAGGTCGGAACTTGCACGCTGCCAAAAGCAGGAGCAGTAGAACCTTGAGCAGCAGCGGTGTCAGGAGCACCGGTGTTGTCATAGATCATGTCGATCGCACGTCGCTCCATCAGGTCGTAATAGACCTTCGGGTGCATAGCAATCGCAGTCAGCTTCTCGCCTTGATCACCGAGAATTGACTTGCCCTCAACGATCTGACGAGGTCCAAGGATCGTCGGGCTGTCGCCGGTAGCGCCGTCAACAGTCAGAGCTGAGTAGCAAGCAGAGCTGTTGTCATCGACGGCACCGAAGACGCCAGCCAGGCAGGACAACAAATCCTTCTGACGCTGGTTGGCGATGTAGTCAGCAATCTTGTTGCCGATAGCAGCCATAGGGTCACTACCAGCTGCAAGTGCAGCAAGATCTCGTGACTCGAATGCGCGACCACGATGCAGGACAGCAGCAACTTGCTTGTCTGCAGTGATCTTGCCAGGAGTCAGAGAAGAGCTATCCGTCAGGCGCTCGAAGTCGCCTGCAAGATTAGCTTTGTAAAAGGGGACTTGAACAAAGTCACCACCATCTTCTGAAGCATTCAGCTCAGCCATTGGCTGCACCACACCGCTAGCCAGGAAGGCATCACGCTGAGTGGTTTGCTCAATGACGTAAGGCGTAAATACCTCAGGGATGATGATGTCAGAGCGAAGAGTCGCCATGACAGATCCTCAAAAAAGATGTTTACGGTGTGGGCGTAACCCGGACGGCTCTGCGTAGCTTTGCCTTATCCCGCATATTAACGGTTCGCAGCAGCTTTCAACCTCTCATACATATCCCGATCAGTCTTATACAGACGTGACTGCTCAGTCAGATTGTAAGTTTCTTTAGAGAACGGGTTTTTGGTGCCAGCTGGAATCTCACCGAAACTGCGTCCAGAAGGCGCACCACTACCCTGAGGCTTCGGTGCTTTCTGCATATAAGCAGGCAAAGTTTTCGCCCACTCGCTGATCGGCTTACGCTCGTAGCCGTTGACCACAACAACAGTCCCGTCAGCCTCGCGTTCAATTTGATCCGGCTTTAGCAGGTCAGCTTTGAATACGATGCTCGGATCATGGACAACATCTGCCAATGCTGTGTTCGCAGGTGCAATCAGCTCAAGCTCGCGGACTCGTGCTTCAAGCTCAGCAATCCGCTTGTCCTTGGCTTCAGAGGCTTCACGAAACTGCTGCTCAAGAGCTTGACGCGCCTCGGTGTACTTGCCTTCTGATTCAAGTTTGTTCTGCTCAACAGTCCGCTTGAATTCAAGCAACTCCTGAACATCGACGCCATCAGGCACGGTCTTAGCGTCTTTGAGCTTTCCGATTAGCTCGTAATTCTTTTTTTCCAGCGCTTGGATGCTGTTTTTGAGTGCATCCACTTCGGAATTGTTTGGAGCCGCAGGAGACGTAATCTCCTGATTTTGCTCTTCAGACATGAATAACCCGTAAGGTTGTTTTCACGACCACTTTACTTTGTCTGCCCAATATGCGGCAGATGTCTTCCCCTTCGAGATATTTTTTGCGTGGCGTGCTTTAAACGATGCACGCTTAGCCTTGTCTGCAGCACTCTCGCCTTTGCGCGGACGCTTCGTCTTAGCACCCTGCTGCCCGAACCTAATGAGCTTCGGCTTATCGCCGTCTTTAACGACAACAGCGTGAGACTTGCCGCTCGGATGGTTCGGCGTACGGATGGGCTTATCAAAGCCCGCAAACGTATGGCCACCACGCTTGATCGTCATTTGCGCTTAGGCGCAGAGCGAAGTTGTGACCGCTTTTTCAACACAGGATTGCCGGTGCTTTCAGATTTGATCGCAATGATCGGATCGCCTTTAGCGCCACGTCGAGTGACTGTGCCGCCAGTTGGCCCTTTGATGCTGTAAGCGCCTTCGCCTTTGACGCTCGTTACAACGCCATAAGTCCGTTTGCCTTGGTACGTCCAGCTAACCCGAGATCCTTTTTTCATTTTTTCTTACCTGCCTTTTTCTTCTTGCCTTTGCCCATAGGCTTCTGAGGCTTCTTGGATCCGTGATAGCCAGGCATCACTCGTCTCCTTTTGGCTCTTCTGTTTTAGCAGCTTTCTTCTTGGAAGCAGCTTTCGGCTTGGCTTTCGCCTCTTCGCCCTGAACACTGAACTTGTACTTAGCTGGCAGAGGGGCCATAACCACGGTCGCGTAACTGATCCAAGGTTAGCTCTGAGCCGTCTTTGGCAACAAATTTTCGAATAGCGTCGGACGCGCCATATTTTTTTACCAAGCCCTCCCACATTGCAAGACGCTCAGGACCAAGAGCATCACGCTTCACAGCATCACTTTGATCGTCTAACCATTCGCCGTAGTCCTCACGAGCGTCATCAAACTCCTTTTCCAATCCGATCGGAATGTTGATGTTCCGCGAGCGGCAATTGAAGTGTTGGGGCGGATAAGGCCCTTGCTCGTGCTTGAACGTCTTGCCGTCTAATGCACGGCAAATCGCTGTCGTCTTGCTGTCAAGGGTGGCTGTATATCTGTACCTAGCCGTCAAATCAGGGTTTTCTGCAGCGAAAATTCGCTCAGCAGCGTTCGCGACCTCATTCACGCTTGTGCGCACGATTGCCCTGATTTGATTGTTAGGGATGCTTGTCGCCTGGCCACCTGCAGCAATAACCGTATCAATAGATCCGCGTTGTTCTTTTGTTAACCGACCCTTCAACCTGCGGACAATGCTTGGAACAGATTCACCTTCAATCAAGCCTGTTCGGACTGCTTGGCTGAAAAGCTCTGCCTGCCTTTCAGACATACTGTTAAACGCCTGAGCAATCACTTGCCCATTAGGGAGTGTCATTTCTTGACCTACGGTCAATTGAAACGCCACAGTGTTTCTGGCAATCCGCGCCAAGTTGTCACTGAGATTGACTACGCCAGCTACTGTCGGCTGACTTGTAACAACTGCTTGCGCAAAAGCTGGACTGATCTCAACAGTGCCAACTGTTGCAGCAGCGCCAGCAGGCAACGCCTTTTGCAGTTGCTCGGCAGCAAATTCAGACTGGAGCACAGCTAAACCCTGTAGCTCCTGAGTCATCGTGGCAATACTGTCGCCAGACCAAGTGCGTAGCGACTCATTTAATTGCGCAAGGATCGCCCGAAGCCGTGCAGCTTTAGTGGGCGACGCAAGCTCGTCAATCCCACGAAGCTGATCAATAGCGTCCAGTACAGCGTCGTTGTATGCACGAATCAGGCGTCGGGACACACTATTGCTATAGCGGTTGAGGTCAATCGCGTTTCGGAATACCTCGCGAAGCTCGCTCATGACTCATAGATGCCGAGATATTGCGGGTCATCGATGCAAGCCACTGAGACATCACAACCGGCCCGAAGCGCGTTGCCTACGAGATCAGAAAACTCAGCGATCACGTCCTGATCAAAAGTGCCGATCGAAGTTTCGGACACGCCGCAAATTTTTCCCTGGTTGTACCAAGTGACACGAATCACTGCATAAGCCTGCTCCGCCAGCTCCTGCTTAGAAAAAAACAGAAGCCGGTTGATTGGATCTCGTTTTTCACCGTTCCGCAAGTTATCCAGCCAACTCATCCTCAGTCTCCGGCGCTTCTGCTGGCATTGTGGCTTCTTCTGCCGTTTCCGGCCTTGGCTCAGGCTGATTGATTTCGATCAATCCACCTGCTTGTGTCGCCTCAAGCTCTTGCTCGACATCGAAGTCATCGCCTAGCACCTCTCCTGCCTCTAGCTGAAGCAGCAAGGTTTCTTGCGTGATGGTTCCAGCCGTGTAGAGCTGCAGCAATGCTTGAATCTCCTGCGGCTCAAGTCGCGTACCCATGAAGTCGCGATTAACAAGGCTGCTGCCTGGATTTCGCTCTTGCATGTAATCCGCGTGGAATCGCAAGCTGTTGTCGATCAGATCTTGCATCTGCTGTGCGACAACCATCATGGTGCTGTCGCCCTGGCTCCGGTCGATGCGCTTAGCCTCTGCTGTTTCTCCGACAAGCTTTGCGCCGAGAACAGCAGCAAGACCTAGCTCATTGATCTGCGAGGCGATCTGTTCTAATCGACGGAACTGCGCTTCATAGCTGTTGCCTGCTGGCTCGATGTATTGGGCAGACGCACCCTCTGGTAGTGCTAGCGCTTCTCCTGGACCCGCGCTGATCTCTTCTGCTGCTGCGGGGAAACCAAACAACGCAAGCATCGGCACAGCCGAGATGTGCAGCTGATTAGAAAGGTCAGATTGAACTTGGTAGTGCTGCAAGTTCAGCTCTGCAATGTCAGCCAAAGGCGGCAATGATTCCAGCACGCCCATGCGATTCGAGTAAGCAACGCTGAATGGAATCTCGCTCAGGCTTGTACGGCCTTCGTCGACAACAACAAAATCTCCTTTCTGGTCTTTCTGGTGAATCTCGAAAGCACCTGGAGTCAGCACTCTGACTTGCTCAACCTGCTTCTCGCCATACAGTCCGTCTGGGACGACAATCTTTTCTGACAAGCGCAGTTGCGTCAGTTCTTGTTTTCCATCTTTAATCTCACTACGCCATCCGAGTATGTCGCGAGGCGTGTAGCTGACCCAATATGGACGGCCGTTTTCACTTGCTGCAGGCGCATCTACCAGAACGCCAACGTGACCGTACCTAATACATTGACGACTGGTGGCGAACAACCAAGTCTGAAGATCATTGCCTTGCAAATCAACGTCGAAAAGCTGCTCACGAATAACGTCTGACACGTCATCGAGACGCACAGGCTTGCGAGTCAACATCCCTGCAAGCATCCGCTCTAAACGCAAGTAATACGGCGCAAGAACGGATCTCTGCAGTCTGTTGTCATAGGACTCATCAAGTTCTCTTGGCTCTTGCGGCAAAAACTTTCTATGGCCTTTTCTGATCTTGTATGTGCCGCCTAGAAGTGTTTCAATCAAACCCCAATGGGGTTCCATGTTCACCCACGCTGTATTCGGATCGTTCACCTGAGTGACGTTGCCAATACGTTGCCGCCCAGAAAACCCTGAATACACAGCTAAAACCCGCGCGATGCCTGCAGTTTAGTAAAGCCTAATCCCAGTACCACGACCAGCACGCGCATTGAGCATGCTGAAGTCTCTGTAGACGAGATAGCCCAACGCATCGTTCATGTGGTCATAGCCTGCGTCCTTGTCGGGATCTCCGGCTTCCGTGTAACTCTGCAGTTCGAGGCATTCAATTGTGCGTTTACAGCGTGGCGCTATCTGAAGCCTGACTTCGCCTTTCCCGTTCTCCAGAAGAGCTTGTACAGAAGCCACCCGATCACGGATGGGAGGATTCGCCTTTGGTGATTGGTTGCTGAAACCATACGATTCCAAGATCTGGATGTCTGTGCGGCTGGCATTCGTAGATCGCGCCGAGCCTGATGCATCAGGGTAGACATAGACAACGGAGTCGGGAAATCTTTGGCGTAATTCTTGTGCCAGGGCGTCGGTGTCATGAGCGCCGCTGATCTCGTCGATCAGATGAAGTTTGTTGTCAAGACGGACACCGATGACTGCGCTCATGTTGCCGATGTTGAAGTCGACGCCAACACGTAGTGGCTCGTTCTGATATTCCTGTTCAGATAGAGCTGAAACGTGTTTGGCTCGATCGAATCGGTCGTAAACCTGACCAGTTGTGAGGTTGCAGAACTGACCTTCCAGATACGCCTGGAGGAGAGATGGGTCGTAGTTCGCGCGTAGTCGCTCGATGAAGTCTTGCGGCAGATGTGGATTGTCTGCCGTACGCATTCTGATCAATCTGCGGTCAGAGTGCTTTGCCGCATCATCCGAACCAAAGGTTTGCCACATCCATCTGAAACCTTCAGGCGTAGACGCTGCTGCGAACTGCCTGACGTTGCCGGACCGCAAGCGACCAAGAATCTTCGGGAATGCCCTCGAACAGACGCTTGGATTCACAGTGTCGATTTCATCGGCGAGGACGAACGACAGGTTCAGGCCGATGATCCGTGACCAGTTCTCGAAACTGCGGCACAGGATCTTTGTGTCTCCACCAGGCAAGTGCAACACATATTCCGGCAATGGAGATGCACGGAAGGTGTACGGAATCTCGTACTCCTCTAGGAAGTTCTCGAAATCGTTTTGCCAGATATCTCGTATGAGCGGTCCAGTCGGTTCCATGACACAGCCGATAAAACCTTGATTAGCCGCTGCGAGGTGCAAGGTTTTTGCGGCTAGCGCTCTCGTCTTCCCTGCGCCATAGCCTGCAGACAGGCCGATAATTTCAGTCGTTTCGTCAGCCACAAAGTCGAGCTGACCAGGATGCAGATCGTCTTGCACACGAGCAAGAACACGCTGCAGATCTATCTGTTCGTTGTTTTCGCCGATGCGCTGCAGGATGTTCCCTGATGGAATCGCAGACAGGATTCCCATCAGTCGTAGATCTTGGCGAGCTTGGCAGCAGTGTTGATACAGCCGAGAGCAGCTTGCAAGTTGGACTGCTCCATTGCTTTCTTTTGGATTACAGAAAGCTGGGAGAGCAGCAGAGCGGTAAAAGCTTGCCGATCAAGGCTGTAGTCCTCCTCAAGCTCTTTACGCGCCTCGGCGATCATCTCGTCGACTCTGCGCTTACCTAGCCCCCATTCCTGAGCGCCATATTGAACTAAGTCTTGACGCGTAGCGCCGTTCGCCATCATGCGAGTGATTCTGGCGATACGGAACTTTTTCTCTACTTGCGTACAACGCTTGTTAGCCATGACCTCATCCTAGGGAAGCGAAAGAATCCAAGGCATACCAAACG